CATAATAGATACGGTCAGCATAAATAAACGCCAAGTAAAAACTCAACATTGTATCAATTGTCGCAATACGAATCGACTCGTTGTCAATCCGTATTGTATTGTAACTGTGACACGCAAGCGGTTTGTATAAGAACGCAATGACTTCATCACCGATACGAATATCATAATGCTCTGAAATGACTTCACCTACGCCAGCGTGTTTTGTATATTTCGCACCGGTATATTTATGCGCGGTGAGTTCACGAATAACGGCCTCACAAAGGTCGCGAGGATTTTCTGAGAGAACATCAAAGTCAGGAATTTTCTGGACAATACGGCGCTGATGTTTTGGCATGTATCTTGAGTACAAAATATTTGCATATCCACCGAAAAATACGGCGCGGTTCTTGATAAATACATCGCGCACGATATGATACACATCACTCTCTGCGAGTTCCTTCTCTCGGTGATTTGAATAGGAAAGGCTAGATTTACTTAGATAATATTCGGGACTCTTGCTCCTGCTCCTGCTCTCACTCGCACTCCTGCTCCTGCTCTCACTCGCACTCCTGCTCTCACTCGCACTCCTGCTCTCACTCGCACTCCTGCTCCTGCTCTCACTCGCACTCCTGCTCTTACTCGCGCTCGGTGTTGCATCTTTATCTAAATCACGTCGTTTCATTGAATACAATACAAACTCGTCATCCTTCCCTAATAACCTCTCGTATGTTGCAACTAGTTTGTATCGGTGAGTGATACGATCTTCTTCGATCGTATATTTAAAATCACCGATCGTTTCTTCATGTGAGGGTACCTTGTAATATAAATGTTTCATGTATGATCCTAAATGACGATACTTACGAATAACGCCACGTATCGCATCACGTTTCAACGCTTTAACACTGTTCGTTACACTTCTTCTACTTCCGCCACCTCGTTTCACTGTCCGGGTCTTGGATGCAGATCTAGATGCAGAGTTAGACTTAGACCTGGTTTTTGAAATACTAATTTCCCCTGTATTCGACCTTGTAGCGCCATCAAACCCACGCTGGTATTCTATTTTGTCACAGTCATATCCTTTTAACGGATAATGATTATTCAATAAAGTCAACCGCTTCTGGACCTTTTCCCAACGCGAAACATCACCATCGGGACGGGAGAGCTCGAGGTACATTGCCATACGGAGAAAGTCGGGTGGAGCGTATCGAATGCCTTGTTTGATAATTGCATCACGAGAGATTGCCTTGAATAATGCAGGTTCCATTTGTGTAATATCAGCAATCCCTGTGAAATTCACGAAGACTTTATATGTACCGTGATGAACACCGGATTTCGCTTCAACATCTTCATAACCTGCCTTATAATAGATATCAGCGAGTTCCTTCGCGTGATCTAATGCATTGTCGGAATAAAAGTCATAATCAGGGAGTTCAAGATCCTTGTTGTAAAATTGTGCATCTTCTGGTAAGATGTTATTGATTGCCGTTCCACCATAACACACAAGCTTTTTGTTTGCTATAAAATCTTCCACAATCGAAATGATCTTTTTCACTTTTGGGTCATGTGTAACCGCTTCACCCTTCTTTTTCTCAACAATGTCAACTGCTTCACGCAAGATTTCAAGTTCTTTTTCGTCATAAGAAACATCAGCACTAGTTTCACCGTGACCGTGGCCTTTACTATGCGGCATTTTTGTTAAATACTATGATATCTCTTATCATAGTATTAGATAATTTGCGGAGTATCGAATGAGGGTGAAATGAATAAATTATATAGTAATCTTGACACCACCCGCAGCTTCTGCTGGACGAGCCTCCATTGATGCCTTGGGATTGGGTGGCTTTGGAGGAGCAATCGTGATCTGGACGTAACGCAAATCCTCTGGTTTGAGAATAAATGCGTATCCGATCGATGCAAATTTGTCTTCATATGCTTTAAGTTTCTCATCACGCACTTCTTCTTGAAAACACATTGCGGCGATTTGACATCCCCACGTGTAAGGACCATTATGTCCATCATTTATAGGACGACCACCTTTTTCTGGCAATACAAGACACATATTCTTTTTATTCGCATCTTTGAATGTTTGAGGATCACCCACATTTTTCACCCCGAAATACGTATACTTGGAAAGGAATAATGACTTTGAACTCATATTGATTAGTTCAAATAACTTCGTTTTTCGGTATACGGGATTTGAACCATCTACAATCAAAATGATTTTTCCTTTAAAATCGAGAAGATCTTCATTGCCTAAATCCTTGGACTGAAACTCACGACCGTATTTTGGACCAAGCAAGTATCGTGCAACCGATTTACTTTGCGAAATAATTTTTGCTAGGTTATCATACATTGTAATATTTTGCGACATCATACGCATATGAATAATAAACGGATCGCCAGGATTTGGACATTTGGCACCAGAAAATACATAATTACCAAGTACTTCAAATGCATCGGAAACTGGAATATGGTTGAATGTCTCTTTATAATTGAACGAATTTACAGATGATGATGCAATTACTGGCTGGTTTTCAACTGAAAACACTTCGAAGTCGACGAACCTACATCCTCTCGCGATGACATAAAGAAATGCTTCCATGCTTACGTTCGAATTCTTAAACTTGTCCGGATTGAATGCATTATACGCAGCTTTGATGTAATAATCTCGTAATTTGAATTTTGACTGACTATCGCCTTCGTTGATCGACGTAATGTTTCGTTCCATGATATCTTTTGTGTCTGAATCCGCATTTTCGTTTGCATTTTCTAGTCCTTCCTTTATGTTTCCGGTTATTGGTGCCGCAGTATCTGCAATACTATCCGTGTCTGGTGCAGGTAATGGTAATATATGTGACATCGGGTCCGTGTCTAACTGTGTTGCAGCCTTTCTGCGTTGATGAAGTGTCATTTCATGTTCTGTTGTATATGTTGTGAAGTTTTCTGTTGATAATGGTTCCTTTTTCTGAGACTTAATGATTTTATTCGCTTCATCGAGAACCTTTTTCGTAGCTAGATCAGGTGTTAATTGACCTGGTGTTGTTGAGGCTTTGTTCGGATTAGAAGGCGGATTTGGTGTGGGCATTGGAGCTTTGTTTGGGGTTGGCATTGGAGCATTCGGATTAGAAGGCGGATTTGGTGTTGGCATTGGAGCTTTGTTTGGTGTTGGTATTGTCTGGGCTTTGTTTGAGGTTGGCATTGGAGCATTCGGATTCGATGGCGGATTTGGTGTTGTCTGGGCTTTGTTGGTAGGCGCCGTAGACGTTTTTGTAGTCATACCCTCTTTCTTTTTCTCTGCGATTAAACCTTCACGTATCTTCTGTTGTTTTTCATGACATCGTGTTTTAACCATCTCGGAAATCTTCCATATCGCAAATCCTAGAATGATAACACCTATGAATAAATATTCTACTTGATCTCCTTTCATTTCTAATTATATATCATATATATTTTTATATAAAGTTATAACAAGTATACCAACCAATATAGAATACAATTGCGAATACTAAAATACTAAATGACAGGTGGTTTATTGAATCTTATTGCAACAGGCAATCAAAATGTTATTTTGAATGGAAACCCTAAGAAGTCATTTTTTAAAAGCACATATCTTAAATATACGAATTTTGGTCTTCAAAAGTTTAGAATTGATTTTGATGGTCAAAAAAAACTACGACTGACAGAAGAATCTAAGTTCACCTTTTACATTCCAAGGTATGCAGAATTACTCATGGATACGTATATATGCGTGACACTTCCGTCTATCTGGAGTCCAATTTACCCTCCGGCTCGTGCAGAAGATATGTGGGCTCCTTATGAGTTTCGATGGATTGAACACTTAGGAACACAAATGGTGAAGGAAATTGTGATCTCGGTGGGTGGAATGACATTGCAACGATTTACTGGGAATAACTTGATGGCGATCGTAGAACGTGATTTTGATGCAACCAAGCGTGAGTTATATAATCAGATGACCGGTCATGTACCCGAACTCTACAATCCTGGCTGCTCTGGAGCTCGTTTGAATCAGTATCCGAATGCATATCGAACAAGTAATGTTGCCGGCGCAGAACCGTCGATTCGCGGACGGAAAATATACATCCCTATCAACGCATGGTTTACTCTGTCATCCAAAATGGCATTTCCGCTCGTATGTCTTCAATACAATCAACTTCAAATCGACGTAACATTGCGTCCTGTAAAAGAGTTGTTTACGATTCGCGATGTCACAGACCCGGGTAATTTTTGGCCAGTTATTCAGCCGGATTTTACGAATCCTCAGCATCAAATGTGGCGATTTTTATATCCACCTCCGAGTATTGATTTATCCCAGAATATGTACCCTAGTCTTCGTACGGATTGGAATGCAGATGTACATCTTATGGCGACATACTGTTTTCTCTCGGATGATGAATCCAAAGTCTTCGCTGCGAACCAACAAAAGTACTTAATCAAGTCGTATTATGATTGGACGTTTCACGATGTCACTGGAAGTAAGAAAATCAAAATCGAGAACTCAATGGGTATGGTGTCTTCATGGACAATGTTTTTTCAACGCAGCGATGTCAACCTTCGCAATGAGTGGAGTAATTATACAAATTGGCCATATAACTATCTACCGTATGACATCGTTCCTGCGCCAACAGATGACGATTGGCGACCATCTATGTTTAGTGAAATTGTTACTGCAACGAGCGATCTTCAAACGCAAGCCTGGAGAGACCGGCCAGATTTTATACACGATCGGTATTATCTGGATAAAAATGGTCCAAAAAATGGAATTGGTCCGGGAATTAATCCGCGTGATAAACGTCTAACCGGGTTGCATATTACGGGTGACTTTCAATCAGAGAATGAACGCGACATTTTGCAACAGCTCGGAATATCTCTTAATGGGAAGTATCGAGAGAATCTACTTGATGCAGGTATTTATAATTATGTTGAAAAATATACACGCACACGTGGTAGTGCGAGACCAGGTATATACTGCTACAACTTCTGCTTGAATTCCGATCCATTTGATCTTCAACCTAGCGGAGCAATAAATATGAGCAAATTTAACCAAATCGAACTTGAACTATCAACAATATATCCTCCATTAGATACTGCCGCTGAAGTAAAAGTCATTTGTAATCCAACGACTCGAGAGATTATCGGAATGAATAAACCCAACGTGAATATTTATCTATATAGCTATGACTTTCATATTTTGGAAGAACGGTATAATATTCTTACGTTCCTATCGGGAAATTGCGGTTTAATGTACGCGCGGTGATACACGGTGATAATATTCTCTTGTATATATAACTACAATAGAATACAATGGCAGATGATGATGAAGAAAAGAAAGACACCGGTGAAGAAGGTGGAGATGAAGAAGAAAATAAAGGAGGTGGTACTTTTAGCAAATTAGGCGGCGGCGACGAAGAAGAAGAAGGCGATGGCGATGGCGGCGACGAAGAAGAAGGTGATGGCGGTGATGAAGATAAAAAGAATGACGATGAAAATCCAAAGGAGAAAGCAAAACCAAAGTCATTATTTGATGTTGCCGCATTGAAAGAGTTCGGTTTAAGTATCGTTGCTCTATTCATCGAAACATTGATTATATCGATTGTATGTGTAAATATCCTTTTCTACTGTACACCTGAAAGTATTAAAAATAATAGCCTTTATCTTGAAAAACTATTCCCTACAAAACGCGATGAATGGCCTTACTGTTACACCAATGAGTATACGTCATGTGATGATACCGACAAGTGTGATGATAAATTCGGAGGTATTGCAGACAATCCCAAACTTGAAACGCCAGAAAGATTATACTTGAAAGCAGCGATTCTTCTTGATACATATGTATTCAAGTGGTTCTGCTTGTCAAAGGAAGAAGTGGATATGGTGAATGAAAGTGTCGAAGAAGGAATCACTCAAGTTAACTTACTTCATTGGGAATTTATCAAAGCGCGCTTCAAACAATGGATCAATAATGCATATATTTTTTCATTTTCGACTGATCGTTCATTGTTACTGACTCTTTTCGGTTACATCACAAAAATATACCAGAATATACCCAAAGAGTTATACACGGTAGTATCGCCATTGGTATTTTTGTTAATGCCGTTTGTTCTTATTCTATTAGGTGGGTTTGTCTTGATGGGAGGACCATTTTTCACATGCGTTATTGGTATGATTTTGAACCCTACGGATAATCGTAAAGAATTCATTGGTGGTTCATTGTGGTCATTGTTTACTGCATTCGGGTTTGGTATATTCCCGATCGTATCATTCTTTGTCCAACTATTCCAGTTTATCGGAACATTCTTTATATATCCATTATTCCATTGGGATCAATACCGCGAATTATACGCCAAACATGTACCAATCATATTCTTCTTCTTTAACTTGACGCTCATGTTCTATGCATTTGAGTATCTCGACTTGAATGTTGCAGCGATCGTTATTGCTAGTTTACTTGCATTGTATTTGGGTCACTACTGGCAAGGTATCATGGAATTTGTGAATACACTTAAAAATTGGAGCCCGGCATAATGTTTGAAAGAACATAAACAATTTATCGTATAAAGTAATATATTGTTTTATACGACAATTAAACTACATAAAACATACTGTGACATGGGTAAAAAGAAACCATCTGCCGCATCGATTCATCATGTAACTACTGCTAGTGTTGGCGTTCCGGAGAAATCAACGCCTGAATATTTTAAAGCATATCCGTTTGTGAGTGTATGCACACCCACATTCAATCGTCGACCATTTATAAATGCGATGATTTCCTGTTTTAATAGTCAAGATTATCCCCAAGACCGAATGGAATGGATCATTATTGATGATGGTACAGATCCAATTGAAGACTTAGTCGCATCACATCCACGCGTGAAATATTTTAAGTATGATACTAAAATGACACTAGGAAAAAAGAGGAATCTACTGCATGAAAAATCCCGCGGAGAAATACTGGTATACATGGACGACGACGACTACTATCCTCCACAACGAGTATCACACGCGGTTCATATGTTGCTTACACATCCCGACGCGCTTTGTGCTGGGTCAAGCGAGATCTACATTTATTTTAAGCATATCGGTCAAATGAAGAAGTTTGGACCCTATGGCCCCAATCATGCAACCGCTGGTACATTTGCATTCAAACGCAAACTTCTCAAACAACATCGTTATAATGATGATGCATGCTTGGCGGAAGAGCGTGCGTTTTTGAAAGATTATACGGTTCCTTTTGTTCAATTGGATCCAATGAAGGTGATTTTGGTATTTTCGCATGAACATAATACATTTGATAAGCGTAAACTTCTTGTAAATGCAAATCCAGATGTTGTTCGTGATTCACCAAAGAAAGTAATGGACTTCATTAAAGACAATGCACTTCGTCGATTTTATATGGTGGAACTGGAGAAACTTCTTGAAAATTATGCGCCTGGGCGACCTGAAATGAAACCAGACGTGATTGCACAAACACTTCAGTTAGAAAAAGAGCGCGCAAAAATGGCAGAGGATGCAGCGGCAGCAGCAGCGGCAAATGGTGGCGGTCCTGGAGGGCAAATCATTTTACAGCAACCAGGACAACAGCCAGTAGCTTTGAATAACCAACAAGTAGTTCAAATTATTCAGCAGTTACAAAAAGACGTCGATGACAGAAATAAAGAACTCGCCGAATTAAGAGAAGAAAATAGGGTACTTAAAGCGAAGTATGACCTTTTATTCGCGTCACAGGCAACGACGACGCCTGACGAATCGAAACCATCTGTTATCCAGTCTGAAACGATATACATGTAATTATTTTGATATTGTATCATTCGTTGAATATGAACGATACAATAATGAATGCGAATGAATACTTATGCCTTTACCACCTCAACGGATTTAATCAACATAACAAGAAAGCTGTTTCTAGACTCGTGAATCACAAACTCACGTGTCTTGTTGTATTCACTGAACTTATCGGTAAGAATACTTTCAATCTCTGAGACGGGAAGATCGTCCTCCTTGGTCTTGTATTGTGATTCTTCGCGAGTTTCATCCTGGTCATCATCATCACCACGGCGACGGTCACGATCGCGATCACGACTGTTCTTAGACTTTGATTTGCTTACTGGCTTTTCAGGCTCAATATACTCCCACTCGCCAACTGCTTCCAAAGTTTGGTTATTTGTCATAAATGCAATTGAATCGGAATTGAATACCAAAGCAGAACCGGGAGCATGATTGTATTTATCAAGTTCAATCTCAGTGATCAGGTCAAACTCATCCAAAAACTGATTCTTGCGAATGTAACTACGAATATAACTCACGATTTCGGGAGTAAGCTTCACCGAGTACGTCTTGTCGCCATCACTTTCGCTTCCGCTTTCACTGCCACTCCGACTGCTACCGCTTTCACTGCGACTGCCATCACTTTCACTGCCACTAGCTTCACTTTCACTATCGTTCTCCTTGTGATGATGTTTATGCGATACTTTCTTATTTGCACCACCTGATGCAGTTTTAGAAGTAGATGAACCTCGCGCATTTACAGAAATACATTCCACTTCCGTTGTTAATATCAAACGGTATTTTGAGTCTAATGAAATAGATGCACCCATGTTAAATAAGCGAATGAAATGTTTCTAAATAATCCTTATATCTTTTTGAGTTTATTCAAACGCATCGCACGAAGCGATTATTAATCTACCAACTCATTCTCGTTTTCACATGCACTAATCGCCCCAACCATGGTTGGATCCATTTTCTCCATGTATTTATCTAAATATCTGTAAATACGGTTTACATCCAGTTTTGTAATTTCATACATCTCTAGTATTTTGGGTATCTCATCTTCCGAGTGTTGTTTTTTGAGTGTCAAGAAAAATGCGAAAAGATCTTTTTGATCCATTGAAAGTTGCATACACAAGTTCTGTATGAACAGTTGATTATTGTATTCTGTGCTATACTT